AGAACCGGTTACAGAAACAGATCCGGCCAAGCCAGTAGATTCAGGAGAGCCATAAGCATAACCAACCATTCCACGAGTTTGTGAAAGGTCGCCACCTTGAGAATCAACAAGACTAACACCGTCAATTACTCCAGCACCAACTTTGTTAGTACCATAGATTGAAGCGTTTTTGAGGTTACCAAAACGACTATCTTGAGTATCGGATCCATTCAATGATGGTGAATATACGAAGTCAAGAAAGAAGATGAGTCCTGATGGAAGGCTCATTGGTTGTACACTAACAAGTTCGTTAGCGATAAGTCCGGCGAATACACGACGAACGATTGGGAAAGCAACAGCAGCGAAACCTTCAACATCACCTGCTCCCATAGAGCTAGATTCGCGAAGAAGTTCTTTTGCTTGGTTTTCGAGCAAGCGAGCCATAGTTGACTTCTGGTGCTCTGATTGAAGACCTTCAAGTAGACCGGTTTTTCCCCACTTAGAAAGAAGAGCAGAGCCCTCCTTCTTCATGTCACGGTTTACGATGCCTTCTGTAAGTGTTTCAATAATAGACATTTTTTAACCTCCTTAAATATTGTTATTTAATGCCAGCAAGTTTTTTCATGTGATCGGCAAATGTATGCTCTTCACTTTCATTAACTTGCTTATTTCTACGTGGAAGAATTCCTGAGAGGGTAGATTTTCTCTGTACAGACTCGCTTAGGGTTCTAGGGGATTTCTTATCCTGACCAGAAGTTACCGTAGCATTCAGAGCCTCATGAAGATTCTTTGCTTCTTCGGGAGTTCTTGCCTTGGCGATGGCTTCAACAATTTTATTTTTTTGTCGCTCATTCAAGGAGGCATCACCTAAAGTTTTATTTGAATAAATCAATTTAGCGTTGGAGAGCATTGTCTCGTTAAGTTTCTCGGACAACTTCTCAACAGCGTCTTTGTATTGTTTATTTTTTAACTTAAATCGTTTGAGTGTTTCTTTGAGGCCCTCATTTTCCTCTGCTTTAGCCTCAGCGTAATCTTTGGCTTTTTGCATTTTTTTGTAATATTCTAAAGTTTCTTTATCAGTACGAAACGTACCATCTTTTACTTCGCCCATGTCAACGATAAGTTCTTCTTCTAGAACTTCTGTTTCGTCTTCGTCATACATTTCATTCATGAGATTCATAATTTCATTTACAAGTTCATCGTTACCTTCATCTAAAGACTCTTGAAGTTCAAGTCCACCAAGAAGATCATCACCTTCTTCATCCGGTGCTGCTTCGGTCTCTTCCTCTCCTCCGAGATCACTAAGAAGGTCAGAAGGGCCTTCCATAGACTCATCAGGTTGTTCTTCATTTTCTAAATCGTTCTTGAGGGCTTGAAGATCAAACTCATATATTGGCTCTTTAATATCCACTGAGAACTCAACAGTTTGATCAGGGTCAGAGACAGGAGAACCAGCAAAAGGCGCTTCTACAGCCGCCGAAGGAGCAGCTCCGCCGTCCACAGTCACTTCTTCTTCTTGAAGAAGATTTTCATCTACTTCAGACAATTCAGCTTCAGAAACAACAAAAGGTTTTTCACCTTGTTTCTGAATTGTTGCCTTGCCACCATCAACTTCCATCACACTGTAAACTTGCCCTTCATAAGTGGCTTTTCTTTTAGCAGGTGCTTGGTTCTCTTCCAATAGACTTTCTACTGCATCTTTGATCTGCGGTGCAAATTTTTCAATAAGTGCTTGTTCGGCATTTTTTAGCGCTGCCTCTCGTAATGCTTGTGCATCTACGATAGCTTGTTCCAACATTGAAGACATTAATGTAAACTCCTAATAATACGTATCACAGTAAATAGTGAGAAAACAAAGAAAAAGACAGATATTACTGTTTATCTATTATAAACTGTAAATAGAGTCATAATGGTTGTGAAGATCTGAAATTTCACTAGCAGATAAATCCCTATTAAAAATCCCAACAACAGCCAATTGGCCATCATAATACGCATCACCACCGCTTCTAGAGCGACCAATATAGTTCTGCGTTCTTGTGTTGTTATCTGGGACTTTATCAAATGAATTAGTTGTAATCAACGTACCGTTGCGATAAAACTTAGCATTAACACCATCTGTGGTAACACAATAACTAGCAAGTGTGTTGTTCAATATTATATTTGTTTCTGTTCCTGTCTTAGAAGGGTTGTAGTATTCTAGCTTCATAGTGGTGCCGCTTTGCTTTCGACCAACATTTATAGGAGTACTGCTTCCTCCACTAAAATCAATAAGCCTTTCCCAATGGTCCCCAGAGTCTAAATCAGCTACAAAAAAGAAGGTTGCCCCATTTGTAAAATCAGCGAATCCGGATGGAAGAGTAGCATGATGTGAACTTCCTCCTGTAAAATCAAACCACTTATCTGAGCTGCTAAATGATGGCGAATTTACAAGTGTTGCGTGGTTTCCTTGACCAGAGATATCCGACCAAGTTGTTCCGGAACCTCCATAGCTGTTTGCATCTGAAGCATCCAAGAACACAAGAGCATTATTGGGTATTGATACGCCGTCACCTCCACTAGAGATCTCAATAGTGTTATGGAAGCGAGCAAAAGTGTTATAAGAATCTGAAACTCTCAATATCTTAAGATCTACTGTATCAACTTTGTTTGCTGAACCGGTTGGCATTGTTGAGCCTTCCCAATATAACGCAGAAGAAGTTGAGTTCACTTTGTAAGCATCTGGAAGGTAAGCAGTACCTCCTTGGTCTAAAATAATAGAAATACTGGTTATTTCACTATTAGAAAGGTCAAGTTGAGTAAAGTTGGGGGTAAAGTTACCTGCGATGTTACTGTGATAAAAAATATGAGAATTAGAGCAATCATGATCAACTTGTCCCGTGGCACCAGTTATTGTGTTTAAAGGTTGAACCATACCAGCGGCGCTGATTTCTCCGGATACTGTAAGAGGAGTATTAACAGTTGTTTCTGAGTTTTGGATTCTTAAACGAACAGAACCAGAAGTTTGGAGATCAATCTGATCTTCGCCAAAATCTATAAGAGTATCTCTCTGTGTATCATCTGCTGCTTTGATATCTCCTTGAACTGTTGATCCTTTAGAATATTTAAATGCCATAAAATTTCTCCTTTTTATAAATAGAAAAAGGGTCGGACAAAGCCCGACCCCCAAGATAAAACTTGTGACTTTAGATTAGAATACTCTCCAATCATCAGAAGCAACGTAAACCAATTCAACAGCAGCGTTGTCTGATTCAAGAACGATTGAGGTAAAAGATCCGTCAATTGTTTGAGAACCAGCGCGAGCAATTATAATTGATGCTCCACCCATTCCAGCAGCCTTGATTTTTACCGATTCCCCAACAGAAGGAGAAGCAGGAAGAGTCAAAGTACGAATAGCAGACATGTTTGCAGAAGCAAAGTTAACACCAACTATAAGAGTAGCATCGGAATCTCCGAAAGAAGCAACAGCAGCAGTACCGTTTCCAATGAACGTCTTAAGACGAGACATATCTGTTCTTCTGATAGTTCCGTTGTCCGAAACAATCATCTCATCAGTACCTACGATAGCAGCACCGATATCAGTTAAGCCAGAAACAATATTGTTATTAAGCATAGAGCCTTCAACAGCGTTTGCTTGGATAGTTGCAGCACCAGTATCAGCAATTACAACATCTCCAGAAACCTTTGCAACAGTGTATTCAAACATTTTAAGAACGTTAGTTTGCTTCATAGTTCCATTATCATTGTGCATGAATCCGTCACCATCAGCAAGAGCAGATACTCCGCGAGAAGTTGCACCGTCAAGCAAAGCAAATTCAGCAGCAGTTACCGCGATAGAAGCAGCAGAAGCCGCATCCGCAAGAAGTGGAACGTGACCAGACAAATCAGGAAGTGTGATTGTGCGATCTGCAGAAGGATCAGCAGAAGTAAGAGAAATCTCATTACCATCTGGAGTTGAACCTTCAAACTGTACAGAAGAAGTTACCACAAATCCTTGTTGAACCTCAACAGCAGAACCTTGAACAGTCAAATTACCAGCAATAACAACGCCACCAGAGAATGTAGCAACATCATCAGACTGACTACCGATTGTAAAAGCACCACCCATGTCAGTATTCAAAATTGCTGCAGCAGTAATAGAACCACCGAGACTTGTATCAGAACCAGCGATTGTGATACCATCGTTTGCCAACTTAGCGTTTGCAATAGAACCGGCAAGCATAGCGTTTGTTACACCAGAAGCCTTAACACGAAGTGCATCAGAATTCAACTCAATAGAGCTGTCATCAACACCAACAGCAAGAACACCTGAAGAAGCAGCAAGACCATTACCAGCAACAGCAGTCATAAGATCAGCAATTGATTCTTGACCAGTTACATCTGCATCTGCATCATAAATAGCGATAGAATCAGCACCAACATTTACTGCAGCAGCAGCAAGATCACTAAGGTCCAATTGAAGATTGGAAACAGCAGCAGATCCGTTGTAAGAACTGAAATTAACACCACCATTAGTAGCTTTAGAAAGAGAGTTCAAGTTAGAACCAAGAGCAACACCAGAGATTGTGCTGTTTGCCAACTTAGCGTTTGCAATAGAACCAGCCAACATAGCGTTTGTAACACCAGAAGCTTTTACTCGGATAGTAGAAGCAGCGGAACCGTTATAAGCGGAACCAGCAGAATATTCAATAGATGAATCATCAACTGCAAGAGCATCAAGGTTTGTACCAAGAGCCTTTCCAGAAATTGTAGAAGCAGCAAGCTTTGCAATTGCAATTTCGCCTGCGTCGATTTGAGAAACAATATTAGCAGCGGTTGCATCGTCGACACTAGTGCCATCAATAGAACCATCCGTTAATTGTACAGAACCGCTAAGTTTAGCAGCTCCGATTTGAAATTTATAAGCCATAAAAAAATCCTCCAAGATATGTATAGCATGAAAGCCCCGAAGGGCTTGCAAGGTAAATAGTGATCTAGGCACATAAAAGCACGCTAGTATATGAAGAATTTCGCAGAACCGTCACAGTAGATATTCACGGCTGCGTGGGGACTTTCGAGGATAATAGAGGTTGAACCATCAATAGTTTCACCTCCGGTTGTTAAGATCGTTATGTTGTTTGTATTAGCATTTCCGGCTTCATCTTTAACGGTAAAATGCTGACCGGCAGAATATCCAGAAGCAGCGGGTAATCGAATCTCCAAAGCAGAAGAAGCAGAGACACCTAGTATTCTAGAATTAACAGAGGCAGTAATTGTTGTTGTAACAGCAGTCCTGCTGTATCCACCACCGCCGGGAATTGTAACAGTAACATTATTACCTGAGTTGGTCGCTGTAACGCCGGCGCCAACAAAATCAAATGAAGTAACACCTGTAGTAATATTAGAACCTTCATCCTTAACAATTGTTGAACCAACCCCATCAAGTTTTTCATCAAGGTATTTCCCAACATACAGATATGCCGATGCTGTAACTGGTATCTTCGAAGCACTATAATCCTGTATAAAGATAATACCGGAATAATAATCAAATTGCCAATCAATTGCATCTGTGGATGAAATTTTATTAGATGGGTTTGTTGGATCTCCAGTAAACAGTTCAACATAGTATCTATTGTTCCCAGAAGCACCGGGAAGACCTGCATCTGTTGTGAAAGGAGGAATTAGTTGCAGACCACCTGCAGAAAGGTAAACACGCTGGTCATTGACAAAACTACCAGTTCCTCTATTTGGATTCGAAGAAGTTGTTTGGTAGGCGGAGGGTAGTTTTAAGTAATAAGCATGATTACCTGCTGATTGTGATTCGTCTCCACCATCACTCGATGCAGAATCAGCATCGTAATAGCCATCAGAAATAGCAACACAATCAAAGTAAACTTTTTCAACTGTAGCAGGTGCCCCAGCAGATGCAGAATACAATGTGTAAAAATCAGTACCAGGTTCTCTAGGTATACTTTCCGCAAATACACCAGCACCCGGAACGGATACATTCGACGGGTATGCTTCCTCAGCATCTGTAAGTGATGGTCTTACTTGCGTTTTTCCAAGTAATTTTTTCGCAGCGAATTGCGTTGCTGTTACATTCGTTTTAGCCATTAGTATGCCACCTGTATTCTAGAAATATAACCAGTCCAATCTTTATGCGCTGAAATCTTTACAATAAAATATTGGTTTTGCTTTATGCGTCTTGTTCCGAGGGTTAATGAAACAGCCAATCCATTTGAATCGATTGATTGATCTTCACCAGAAAAACTTCCTGCTCGGATTCCCGCGCCGTCATTATTTGGTTGATTACCAGCATCAAAAATCTTAGCAGCATCAGCCCAGCCTGTCGATTGGTCATCTGCTCCGGAATAGTTTGGATCATAAGGTACTTTTACTTCCACAAAGACATTTTTGTTTGCCCCTAATGAACCAGCATAAGTCCCAGATTTTCCAACAAGAGTAGCATCTCCATGGAGTGTCATTGTGAAACTAGCTACAGTAGAGGCACTTGTATATCTAAAGTATCTGTAATAAGTTCTTGTGTTGTTGGTTAGAGTTGAATAGTTTGGATTACCTGCGGGGGCTTGCAATCCCGTGGAACCCTCAGCATTATTTCTAGTGTCTCCGGACTTTCCAATCTGAAATGGAGAAATAGCAAAACCATTTGCTGTCACCATACCGTCATCATGAGCATTTCCTCCATTCATAGCGGTTTGTGGATTCCAAGTATTATCGGAGTCCGTTACAGCAGCTTGGTTTGTGTAATTACCAGAAACAATACGATAATCTTCTGTATTAAAATATTCTTGTGTTCCTAGGTTTGTGCTTCCAATAGAACCAGAGTAAACCATAAATGCTGTTTTTGAAGCAGTTGATGTTGTTCTGTTGGTCTTAAATGGGTGCTTAAGGGTCGAAGCAACAGATACATCTCTTTTTGTAAAGATCCCCAAACCACCACTAATAGATGTTAAATTGTCAAACAAAACTGTGCCGGTTACTTGAAGTGTTGTTATCTCACAGTCTGCATTATTATTTAAAGCCGGCATACTAGCTTGGCTGACACCAGAGTCAAAAGTTGTGACACCGCTACCTACTGCTCTGATGTTTGAAATTGAACAATTTGTTGTTGTTCCAAAAGATATAGCATCTGTTTCTCTACTATAAACATTGCTGTAAAAGTTTGAACCAGAATATGTAAAACTACCAGTTGGTCTTGAAGCAAAATATTTAACACCAGATTGATAATATAAACTTGTGTGACCAAAATCACTTAGAACTGGCGTAGATACTGCTGAATTATCAACTGCACCGGAAGCATCCACAACCCATTCAACATAATTTGTAGTGCTTGAACCATGTTTTAATCTTGCGTAGTTCCAACCAGGTCTTTGATCACCTGCGGCAACTTCATATGTTCCCGTTCTATAAGGTCTTCTGTAATCTGGGACATCATCAGATGTCGTTGAGAAACTGATAGCAGATACACTTAAACGAGAACTTTGACCATTTGTAGTGTTGATAGCAGAAAGGGTACTTGTCAAATCAACAGTATGGACATCAGAGCCATTTACTTCCAAAACCAAAGAACCAGAGTATGCATTATAAAATGCTTTGGCGGGATAGTCGCTCCCTCCATCGGCAGCAATTGCATCGTTAATTTCTCCGTCAATTGTTGGAGCAGCAGAGAAAATACCTCTTCTATCTCCACTAACTGTATAGTCTCCGTTAGAGTTGAACGTGGACATTGATCCAATTCCTGATCCGGCAACATTGCTATAGCCAGCAACAGCATTTGAAGAACCAAAAGATAGTTTAGCAGAAGTGCCTGTGTCATTCGCATCGATATCAGAAAGAACCTGTGGGGTTGCGGCTGTTTCAGCAGAGGCTCCAAGTTGAAATGACAACTGAGATACGTAACCCTGCATACCGTTAGTTTCTATTTTAATCAATACATAATCATCATCAGCTACTGACTGGGTACCAAATGTAACACAGTGCACAGAATTACCTGTCCCTGTATTGTTGGAATTATTATTGGCTCCATTGATTAATCCACCATCTCCATCAGATGTAGAGCCATAAACAAAGTTTTCTGTTATATTCATCCAACCGGTTGAACCCGGCGCTTTGATATAGAAATGAGAGTCGTTAGTGTCAAGCGCTTGAGTATCGGCATTAAATTTAAACCCACTCTTTTGGGATGTAATTTTGAGATCTCGGATAGAAGCACCGGAAGTGTTTTGTATTTTTCTAAAATATGTTCTAATTCCACTTATTCCATTATAATTTGGTTGTCCACTTTCTACATTTGCTAGTGTAGAGAAGTTTCCGGCATTTGGTATATCTGCGTCTTTTGGGTTATAAAGTCTTCTGTTGTAAAACAACATTCCATCTTCGTGACCAGCTAAACCAGATGCTGTCATGTGCGCAGAAGAAGTCCAAGTCCCAGACCCTACAGCGCCTTGTGTATCATAAGAACCTGAAGAGATTCTAAAAGTTTCGTCTTCAAACGTCTCGGAAAGATTTGAATTGGGACTACTAGTATCCGCGTCGATCAACATCCCTGTTATCGTAGTCGCACCAGCAGTTGATAAATTAGATTTCAAAGGGTGCGTGGCATTCAAACTCATCCCTATTGTTCCATTCAAAAGATAAGTTCCGTTGTAATCTATACTTGCGGTCACGCCCAAGGTTTTTGTGTGATCTTCTGATCCTCCAATGTTTGGTACCGATTGTGCCGAGGGGGTTGTTGAGTTTGTTGGTGTAAAAGTAATAGTGTTGCTATCTGATGGAAACACATTTTTATACATGTTTACAATGTCCGCTTTGTAGTTTGCTGTCAAATCAGTGTTGTATTTGACCCCAGAAACATATTTAGATCCGACAAGAGAAACATTCTCTATTCTATTGTTTGAGACAGATAGTGCTGCTGCTGCTCCATCGGGATCGTTAACCCACTGAATTAGATTTGTAAATTCATTAGTGCTGCCTCTTGTATGCTGTATTATGAGATTGTTTTTCCCTTTGACTTGATCATTAGTCGAAACCTTAAATCCGGCTGTCCTGTGTTTGAAAATATACCACTCCGAGGCATTCCCATCAAATGAAGAGGCTGTAGCGGACATGAGAATAAAACCAGACCCCGAAGAGTTCAAGTAAGAATCAGATCCAGTAGCGGGATTTCCGGAGCCTGTTATGGTGGCTAAATCTATAGTATGAAGCGTTACTCCATTTAGTTTCATAATTAATGAACCGGTTTCGGCATTTCCAAAGGCTCCACTAGCATATGCTATTTGACCGTTTGTAATATTTGGCCCAACATTGTAATTTAGTGTGCCGGTTATCTCTTGGTTATTATAAGAACCTAATGAAAAATGAATCCCATTCCCAAAACCATTAGCGTTTGTTACTTCGGAGGTTGTGGTCGGTGTATATGTGCCGTTTTGGTTAATCGTTGATAATACGGTACCAAACCCTCCTCCGGTGGTTGTATAACCTTGTGCTGCAACATTGTTGTAACCGGTTATTTCATCGCCTGACCCGAATGATAATTTTGCTGCTACTCCATTTGTTTCATCTGCCTTAGCTGATTTTAACCCGGGAGCAGGGCTTGGCGCTAAAATCTTGAGTACTTCATTAAATCGATCTACTGCTGTTCCAACCGGTGTCGATGTTGCAAAATCTGCAAAGAGGCCATCGGCATAACTACCATCTTCAGCATCTCCAATCGTTCCTCCATCATCACTTCCTGTATTAGCGTTTTGTATTCTAGCGGATTGATCAGGTGTAACTGACGCGGTCAAGATAATTCTGCCTGCTGAGTCGAGAGCCAAATAACTATTAGCGTCCAATCGATCACCAGCCTGTAATCCTGAAAGATGTAGAGGGTGAGCTGAAGCACTAACAAGCAAACTACCTGTTATTAAGGCACCACCTGTGGAAGCGGTCAAAGCAGCAACAGAAATTTGATTTGTTGTTGTATTGCCATTCGTTGTAACCTCTGCTAGAGTTGAAGAGAGTCCACTTAGGTTCGAACCATCACCATAATACGACGAGGCTGAAATGTTCAACGAAGAACTTAAAGCCCCTGCAACGTTTACCGTTCCTGTAAAAGAGTGAATATCATCAGCAGTGTCTCCGATCTGTGTTGACCCTGTAGCTGAGAGGTTTATAACATTTTTACTTGTTACATTTGTTGTAAATTCATTTGCGTACAAAGTACCGGACAAATGCATATTACCAGAAAGTATCAATTCATTGGTACTAGTATCATAAGTAAAGTTACCATTACCATTAAATTCATCACCATTCTTTACTTGTATTGATTTATCAACACCTTGCGGTAAATTAGACCCGCTTACATATGCCCATCCGAATTCTGCCATTATTCATCCACTCCCGATCCTGTGTGTTGATACATCCTAGAGGCAGGAATGTTTGTTAAGTCTGCATGCAAAGAGAAATCACAATCTCCATCTACAGCAGAAAGATAAATTTCTTTTGTTTTTACATTCATTTTGATCTCCTCATCTTGAGAAGATAAAGTCCAATAGTGTTTGTTGTTTGCAACATTTGGAAGAGAACCGGTTGATCTATAGTGAACTCGTAGTTCTCCTCCGGAACTACCAAAAGGCGAATCAGAAGAAATTTGAAAAATATCACCTGAACCGGAATCTTGAAGTGAAAAGACTCCTCCGGTAGTACCATAATTTTGTGGAGCATCTGTAACAAAGTTGTCTTTGATCCAAACTAGTTTGCTAAAGACAGTCAGTTGGCTTGGATTATAATATTGCCCTGAATTATATAATGTTGAAACATTTGCTGTGCTCAAAGCGCCGTTCCACAATATAATATCACGAACTTTTATCGCTGCTCCATCATCTCTACCGGATGCTATTGGGCCAATGTTAAAATTAGTATCTCCAACCGTATTATCGATATCATTTGCAGTTGTTTTTGTTTGTGATCCAAAATTACCTCCGGAGGTTGCCGCATTTAAAGATAAAGAAGCTATTATACTGCCTCCAAGATCCTTAGCAACGCATGCAATAAACTGCCAACCAGACGGAACACTATTTGCAGGACTTGCCACAGCAGTCTGTGTTGCCCCAACATCTTGGATTAAAAATTGCCATCTGTTATTTTTTTCTTTTAAAAGATTTCTTGCGTTTCCAGTAGTAAAACTCCAAACTGATTCTTGATCATTTGATGTCAGGTCATTACTAGCAGAAACCCACATGGTAACACTATAGTCATGACCATCGTCGGTGTATATTTCATCTGCTGTTTTTGCGAAGATACTACCACTTATAGCTATACTTTTTAAACCAGCAGAATCAAGTTTAACTGTCAAATTATTCGTGACTCTTGGAAACTGTATTTCTAGCTCTGTATCTTGACTCACCGTTGATGCCGTTACATACGGAGAACCCGCGACTTGATAAGAGCCGACATTATTTAGACCTGTTGTGTATTTAAATTTATCACTCATTACTACTCCGTTACGCCGGAGCCAGTTAAGTTATACATGTAACTTGATGTGATTGCTGTTAGAGAAGCATAAAGCGTGTAATCTACGGTTGCCGATGAGCTTAAGATTATCATCCCACACTTAACATCAAATGTAGCTTGTTCACCTGCGGTTATAGCATATTTATTTGAATCAGAAGATCCTGTGTGAAAATAGGCGTACATAATATCAGAACCTGCATCTCTGTTTAAAACAACGATTTGTTTTGTAACATAGGGAAAATTAATTGTATCTGTATCAGCGTTTAAAGAGCCGGTAGCACCAAAGGGTCTACCAGACGCTTGGTATGCACCCATATGATATAATCCGGGATTGTAAATATTGTTAGCCATTATACTCCCTCCAGCCCAACAAGAGAGAACATCCGTTCCTCTGGTATATTTGTAAGTTCTCCCAGAAGTTGAACTCCACTTTGTGTAGATCCAGAGACATATATTGAAGAGCACTTAACATCTAAGTTCATTTTTTTATCAGCCGGCAATACCAACTTGACACTTGGAGAGGACACAAAATAAAAATATATATCCGCCGATCCAGTATTGTGAATTGTAATATTTTTTGTTACCCTAGGAAAACTGAATTGTTTTTCTTGCTCAGTTATTGTTGATGCTGTGAGATATGGTGACCCAGCGACTTGGTAGGAACCGACATTGTTTAAGCCTACTGTATATTGAAAGTTTGACATATTTTCTCCGAACTAATTTAATTAGTATTTTTCTTCTCTTTTTTCTTTCTTCGTGCAATGGCTTTCTGCTTAGCCCGTCTTTTGACATCAGATTTCTTCTTGTGATGTCTTCTATCTTTAACCTCTTCTAAGAGGCCAAGCTTCTTAATCTTTCTAGTGAATCTCTTTATGAGTCTTTCGCCGCTCTCGTTTCTACGAGGCCTTACCTTGTGATTTACAGCCATTAATTTTTTCCTGATAGTTTTTGCCAAATCTTTGACGAATGACCAGAGAAGATAGACGAAATGTCAACGCCGGGATCGCTTGGGGCAACGCCGTCAAGAGGTCCTTGGCCTTGTTGTTGTGGAGCGGGAGCAGGCGTGGTTCCTTCAAAAAGGTTAACACCGTTGTAGGCATCAGTACCAATTGAATCTAAAAGTTTTTTTCTTCGTTGCTTCGCTTCTTCCATCTTTCTTTCTTGTCTCTCAAAATCTTGTTTGGGTTGTTGTGTCCTTGTCTCAACAATTTGCTGAGATCCGGAGGTTCCCTTCATAACTTCACTAATGATGGTAGAAAGAGCGCCCTCTTCAAAGATTACCTCTTTGATGCACTCTTTAATTAGCGGCTTTAGCATATTTTTCAATTCGTTCTTTTTCATTTAATCCTCAAGTAAATATTATTGTTTTCTTCTGGTGGGTAGGTGTAAATTTTTTCATCTCCGCCTACAATACCTAGTTCTTTATATTGTGGGTTTGCTTTTTGTGGAACTCTTGTTGTCTTATATTCTTGACCAGTTTTTACGTCAACAGCTATAACTTCATATTTCTTAGCTAAACTTGCCCACAATCCACGAGCAGCACCTGTTTGGCTATCACCAGAATAGATTGGTCCATGGTTCGCGACAATGTAATCATAGAATTTTTTACTCAAACCCTTACCCTCAAACTCTGGCTTTATTGAAAGTGTTGAGACTTTATAGCCATCTTTAAACTTAACCAAAGACACATATCCTATAGGGTTCTCACCAGAATAAAAAATAATTTTTGTGTGATCTCCACTTGGAGCAACTTTTACCATCATGTTTTCAAATGATTTTTTTTCATCTGTTACTTCATCTGCTTTACCAGCAGCCCAATCAACATCTACTCTACCACTACCAACATCTGGTCTTGCTTCAATTTCATTGACAAATTTATTCCAGTTTTCAAATATTTTATTCATTAGTCTTCCAATATTTTCTTAAACAAATCATCAACGATGTTTTGTTTGGCTTCGTTGATTTTGTTTTCGTACATTCTACTTTGCTCTTTTGGATAGACGTAAGCATTTGGTGTTGATGGTTCTGAGACTATATCAAAACAAATAAGTTCAAAATCCTCTTGAACAACAGTGCTTCCCATTGATTCTTTAACAGAACCAAGCCCACGAGAAGAAATTCCAAGTTTAACACCGGCATTAATTAAATCCTTGAGGATACGACCAGATGGTGTATCAAGCACTTTAATCTTGCCCATAACATCTTTGCCTTCCCACCATACATCTGTAATCATGTGAGAAACATTTTTAAGATTGATAACAGAGTCATCAGGGTGATCAAGCTCTCCACATGCGCGATTATCTTGAACAATCTTTTTATAATTGTCCATTTCACGCTTTAAAACCTTAAATGGATAAGATCTTCCGTTTCCATTCTTCTTGTCAGCAGTTTGAATACGGCCAGACAAATATAATGTACCGTTTTCAACTTCTCTCTTCTCTCTTTCAGAAAGAAGATCTCGGCAAATTCCGTCTTTGCAAAGCTCGTTAAATTCTGTTAATAATTGTTTTTTCATTCTGATGGCACCTTGGGAATAACCACCATATATTTACCAGCCCATTCCGATGCCCTAAGATCAGCCCCAGTGGAACCTGGAAATGCAGAGAGAATTATATATTCATTTGGAAGTACATTGCCTTCTGAATCCTTCATCGGTCTCACTATTATAGTAAGCTCATCGGTCGAAAAGCTTTCCATCGGCTCATCAGTAATAATCGCAGGAACATCGATTGTTCCTCTACCTTCTTCTTTTTGAGCTGTTGTTATCTCTCCGTCTAGAGGTTTTCCGTTTAACATTGGTTGCCCATTTACAACAGGAACAACTAGATCGTAACCAATGTTTGGAACACTAGAAGAAAGAACTCCGGAAGTGTTTGCAATTTCTTCGACATCTCCAGCACTAGATGCTATTTCTTTAACCTTACTAACAACTTGTTCTGTCGGTATAGCAAAAATAGAACCCTGTCCGGGTTTTGAGTGTACGCGATCTGTTTTTTGAACCAACCAATCCATAAAGTGAATTGTGGATTGTGGACCTTCAATTAAAAATCTTCTCCAAGATTCCATAATAAGTTTTGTTTTCATTTATATTCTCCAAAAAAAACTAGCGGTCTCTCTCCGCTCGTGTCAGGACCCTGAACAGCAGCGTCTTACAGGTTGTAGCATCCATTTTTTACTAATCATTTTTAACTCCATATTTTTAATAACCGTATTTAAAATTTTGAATAAGCACTTCTAGATTATATATAACTTTTCGTTCAAATTTTTCTTGTCCCTCTGATTCAATTTTACTTGCAGCGGATATAATTGCATTAGCACAAGCTTGTATTAATGCCTCTTCTTCTTCCTCTTCTTCTTCATTGATTTTTTCTATTTCTTCTTTTATCAATTCTTTAATTCTTTGGGATGTCAATTTCATTTTTTAATAATCCTTATTCCAAAATCATCAACTAACATCGATAAAATGTAAGATGTACCAGCAGAGATACATCCGCACAAAAATGCGTTAATTAATGAATATTCAAATGTAAATAGTTCCGTAAAACCATTTATCGCCCACATAAACACACCAACCCAAAAGCCCATGCACAAAGGACAATGAAATAATGTGTTCCATTTCTTTGTATAATCTTTTTCTGGTCTCAAGTCTTCGAAGATTTTTCCATGTACGAGAATAAAAGTCATCCCATAACATGCAAGAATAAAATACAATAAATTCACCAAAACCTCTTTTTAACCATAGTTTGTTAATTTTGAATAGATTTCCCCGAACCTTCTAACTGCTTTGTTCATTAATCTACTTTCAACATCAGCTTTGTTTAAGAAATCATTCTGTTCGTGTTGTGCTACATAATCTGCCAATGTAGCCTTATCCTCGCTGTTGTTCTTCTTTTTAAGCGAATGGTCAGTAGCATTAGTGGATCCTAAATCAAAATTCACAAAGCAATCATCCATTTTATCATCTGGTGTTTTCTTACCGTCATAATCAAACTCATCATTCCCTTTCGGCTTGGTTTTTTTCTTTTCAATTTCAGGACTTGCTTCCATTTTCTGCCAATTACCTTTAGCCTTTGGTAATGACCCAGAATATTTATCTGAAGTTAAACCAGCATCGTCCTCTATTGCACCATATGCCAAATCATACATTTTCTTTCCAAATCTCTCTTTGTGTCCACGCAACTCTTTTTCTACGTAAACCGCTCCAATTTGGTAAGTGTTGGGGATACAATTGAACCTTTCGTCTCCCGAATCGGTTAATAGGTCAACTGAAATATATCCGATAATATAGAAATCATCAACATATTTCTTTTTCTTATATAAAATAATCGCGTGTGTTTCACCATCGGTTTCATGAAAAACAGAAAGATTGGGTTCTAATTCTCTTTCATCGTATGGAAAATCCGGTGCGTTCTCAGATTCTTTTAATAAAAACTTTCGCCATTCATTTAAAATTGTTTTCATTAGTATGTATACCTTCCATAAAGGTAGGGTGCAAACATATTTTTCTGCAGGATTGAGCCTTTCTCCGCAGCTTGTGGTACTTCACCGAGTTCTGTTGCATGCTCGTCGTCTGGATGCAGTAAAGCATCGTCCATCAATTCATCGTGTCCTTCTTCATATTCCATACTTGGTTTTTCTTCTTTAAACCACTCAGCTATATTGAGCAAAGCAGATTTTACGGAATCGTATTTCTTAGAGTCTAAAATTTTTGCCTCCATGGATCCATAAATATTTCCCCCTTGAATAGAATCGTAGGCAACTATACCCTTTTTTCTTAAAAATTCAAACAAGCGAGATTCAGCACCATAAACACTATCTGTCAACATATCTTTTGCAAAAGCAACAATCTTCTTTTGTTCTTGCATCAAGACAATGTCAATATCCTTGTGGTCGTAAATCATTAAATTACCATCCAACGATTCTCTAGCGTTTAGTTCAAATACATAAGTGTTTAAATTATTGTTCGTAATTCTAACACCCACAGATGGTTTAACATTAACTCCTACATCTTTTTGAACTCCAACATCTACATGTCCCGCATCTGCTTCTGCTGGTGTTATAACATCAACCCCAGATGGTTTTAAAACATTAACACGAACCATTACAATTCCTCCACTAAATCTTGGATATAAAATAACTTTTTGACTAGTTTCTCATCTAGTGGTTTTTTACTAAAATCTTCTAAAATTGTCGCAACTTTTTTAATTTTTTGATGCTTTTCTTCTCCAAAGGTGTCAACACCCTTTGAAAGTTTTTCGGCGAGTTTTTCTTTTAAATTTCCGACTTCTTCGTTAACAAAAGATTTCAATCCTAGACCATTATCAGAGAAAGAAATAATATAGTTTGTTAGAAGTTTCTTTTGGTTTTCTTTTAAAGAATTTTTATATGTATCATTAAATTTATTAACAAATGTTTTGTAAGTAAGATTGTCAATATGTTTCATTTCACTTTCTTGTACTTGTGAGGGAACTAGCAAGGATTTAACTTTCGTCTCAACAATAAGACGAGACTTGGCATGTGGAATATTATCTTGAAACCATGTGCCAACTGTTGCAATATCTTTGTAGTTTGGAACAAAGTTCTTAAATACGTCTGCACCGAGCTGTTGATTAATCTGTGTTATAACTTTCGTTTGAGCATTAAAAACAGATTTGCGATCAATAGCATTATAATCTTTTCTTGTTTCAACAAGAAAACGATCTGTAAAATCTTTTGTCATTTTATCTTTGTTTTCTAAGATAGATTTGTAAAGATCTAAATCTTGTTGCAGTAGAGTTCCTTTCGTAAAGTTTTCTCTAATAATATTTACAATCTTTCCTTTTCTCTCTTCTTGTTGTCTTACAATTGTTTTTGTTAGTTCTTTTACAAGAGATTCGTAAAGAAAAGCGGTATTTCTTTTCTTATTGTGCTTCATCTTCTTTCACCTTTTTTAGTAGACTTTCAATCAAGTTATCAACTTGCTTTGATGTTTTAAATAGTTTCTCTTCTTCAGTTTCATTATTTTCTGTAATTCCACGACCAAGAGAATCTAAGCCACCAAAGCCTGACTTGCCTTGAAAGGTTGTTCTGTATGTATTTCCGTATTCCCCAGTAGCTTGGTTTTTGAAGTGCTTCTTTCTACCACCTTTTGAATATGAAGATTGATGACGCTTATATTTGCCACGTTTATATGTTGGCTCGTCATCGCGTTTAGCCGGTGGTTCAGCCAAGAGAACGTCGTCATTTTGATCACCCCCTTCGGCACCAGGGCTCGTGTCCCCAGCAGCCTCGCCTCCGGCATCACCACCTAAATCTAATCCACCACCAGCATCATCTCCGCCTAAGTCAAGACCACCACCAGCATCATCTCCACCAAGATCACCCAAACCTCCACCAGCATCACCACCTTCGGCGGGTTGCGCAGCGGCTTCTAGGCTAGCACCAAACTTTTTATCGTAGAACATCTCACGTTGCATTCTTATTATTTCTTCTTCCGAGAGACCAAATAGATTTTCGGAAACCCAACGTTTTGAGAAATATCCTTCCGTTGCATTTCCAGCAACTGAGAATTTCTTGTCCCAGTGTTCTAGTTCCTGAAGTTCAGCAATCTTTGATGGATTGTTTAATTGTAATTTGAAACTAAGAAGATCATCATTACGGAAACCCATGGTGAATAGGTGAATGATTCCAATCTTCTCAAGCTCTGCAATGATAACTCGTTGTAATCTTTGAATTGTTCTTGCAAATCTAATATCTTTTTGTGCAAGTGTTGTTTTGTCTTCAGATGCACCGTCGCCCATCGTAAGATAGGATTGAGGAATTTTAAGTGCGGAGAACAACTTATCTCTGAGATACTTTACATCTTCAATTTGCGCTGTCATTTCTCCACCTTTGAGAGAAACAATATCTGTATTTGAGGTGCCGCGAATAGGAATATAATAATCTTCTTCAATTGATAATGGGTTGTATCTTAAATCAAGTCGACCTGTTTTTGGGTCCACGACCTGATGACGTTTCATTTGAGTCATAACCTTTTGCATGTATTGTTCGACATCTTGAGGAGGAATATTGCCGACATCAATTTTAAATACGCGTCTCTCCGGAGCACGTACAATTCGGTATGCCATCATAGCGTCTTCAAGGAGAGTAAGTTGTCTCCAAATTCTTCTTGCTGGTTCCAACACAGATGTTCCATAAGGGGCATGTTTGTCGTTGCCAAGTATTCTAAAGTGTGCCATTTGCCAGTTTTCTAAGGTCATGCCCCCAGAATTCCACTGAAACTGTACATAGTTGGGGTTAGATTCATCTTCGCCCTCTAAGCGCTCAATTTCTTGAGGAGGTAGACCGATAGTGGCTCGTACACCCATACCTTCTTCGATATCTAAATAAAGAAAGAGGTCTCCATACTTACACATTGTTCTACACCAACCAAACAGGTTGTGTTCAATATTTAAAACGTTGTGATAAAGATTATCAAGAATTGTTTTTATCTCATCGTTTGGACATTTAATTCTAAGCATCGGTTGCAGAGATGAGTGTGTTGTCATTTCATCGGCGTAGATATCCAATGAAGAAGCGCATTCTGGTGTATATTCCATTTGGTCAAAATCAACATAACGCTCTGCTCTATTTCTATTTGATATCATGTTAACTGTCATGATGTTCATAGGGTTATATTCTTGCTTTTTGAATTGTCTTCCTGAAGCGGAAGTGAAGCGAGATGCATAAGTATCCAAGTGTCGTCTGCGCAATGCACGACCTTGTTGGGTCCTTCTTTGTGTAATTGGACCAGAAAATAATCTTGTTAGTGAACGAAAAAGACCATTCTCCGGATTGTAGGGATTTTTCCCTAGGTTCTTCTTTCTATTAGCCATTTATTATCCTTTGAATATCCAAGCAAAATTTCTTGCTATATTTAACTCTTCTTTATATTTAGTTTCGAAGTCGGCATTATACCCATCTTGCCCTTTTATGGTTGTGTTCATGACACTCTTCTTCATATACATTCCATCAATCATAGCTTTACGATATTCAAGATCTTTTTGCGACACTTCAAGTGCTGTGTCCCTCACCCAGCACATAATAGAAAGACACATTATTATATCATCATGGTAAGATCTCATGGCTTGTGGTTTACCGTTGTTCCAAATAAAAGTTCTAAATTCATCAAATGCTCGTGCAGATGGTATCTTGATAATTTTATTTCTTATAAATTCTTCGAGTTTTGCTACAATAAGGGGCCTTGTTTTCGTTGAAGTTGTAAAGCCGCCAATTGCATTATTCATAAATTCACCCTGTGAAGATTCAACAAACTCGTGTGTGCCCTTAACAGAATAATAAAGATTCTCATATCCTAAATCCTTAAGCTTCTCAAAAACAGAAATACCAATACCATTATTCTCCACAACCAGAAGGCATTTACCGTATTCCATACCTGCTGAATATAGCATTTGAGCGTACATATCTAAAGATGGTTTGCCTTGATATTCGGCAACTATTTCCATTTTTCCTACATCTAATACATGAAAAACAGAGTTGTCAGCGCCATCGCCTCTAGCAACATCGGCAACGAGAAGGTAATGAGCACCATCTCGGTACTTCTCCCATATCCAAAAATTTCTATCATATCCTGTCCTATAAGTTGGTTCTTTAATTTGTTCTTGCAGCCAAGCAATATCTTCTGGGTGAATAACAGTATCGCCTGATGTATTGAAGTTACACTCTAATTCTTGTGCAATTTGCCTACGAGACATATTTTTTGTCTCTTTCTCAAACCACGCTTGATCTCTTTCAGGGTGCACATCCCACGGTAGATTTACTGGTTTAAAGTCTGACTCTCCGTTATCTGCTGCGACGTATGTCTTGTGAAACCAATTCCCAACACCATTCGGAGTACTCAAGGCAATACAGCGACCACCAGTAGATAGAGTGGGATAAAGACCAGTCCACAGATCGTCAAGTCCGTCAATATGAGCAGCCTCATCAATAATAAGAAGAGAAAGTGCTTCGGAACGACCAGCATCCCCAGAAGTTGAAGCGGCTTTAATCTGGGATCCATTTGAGAGTTCAAAGGAAGTTCTGTTATCAACTTTAATTTTTGCAACTCTCATCCACTCCGGAAGGTATTGCATAATGTTCTTAACTTTCTTTACAAGATTCGCTGCTGTTGAGAATTTAGTTGCAATTACAAGTATGTTTTTGTCTCTGTGAAACAACATGAACCAAACAGCATATGCAGCAGATATCGTTGAGATACCCAACTGTCTTGCTTTAAGAATAACTGTAAAACGGAAATCATTAAAATCATTTATCAAATCATCTTGATAGGGATAAGTTTTAAACGGAATAAGCCCGTGCATTGGATGTGAAATACGACAATAATTATTTATGAAGTATTGCGGATCTTTGCCGGACTTTACGATTTCTTTTACAATTTCTTTCTTTGAAAGAGAAAAAGCCATTACTTCTTCTCGTTATCGCCCTTTTTTCTTTTATCGTTTGAGGGACGCTTTGCTGCTTTGAACTTTTCTAGAAAGTCTCGTGTAATTTTTCTGCTATCTTCAACTGCTGGATCCATGATAGGTTCTTCTTTTACACCACTAATTTTGTAGTGTTGATAAGCCTGAACAAATGAGCGGACACGAGATGTTGATTGTGCAATAACTTTTGGTTCCCCATCTGCTGTCAGTGTGATGGATTTACCAGTAATCGCCTTATATTCTTTTTGAAGGAACTTTTTAATCTCGGTCAATTGACGAACGATATCTCCTTCATAATCTTTTGTGTTATAGATGTCTTTAAGACGAATGTCGGATTGGTAATTTATGCAAATTTTATTTCCGTAAAACTTCACAGAGAAACCATCGTTTACTCGGCTGTCCATAAGAGGACACCCCTCTTCACGACGAAGTCCAACCTTACGAACTTGTCCATCAAGTGTAAATCTCTCGTCATGAACACCATCATAAGCATTTGCTGCCGCTTGTGATAGTCCTTGTATAATTTCTAATGTTGTTGATTCAGCCATAATTTATTCCTTTTTATTATAAATAGTCTTCTATTGTTTCATAGAGATGTTGAAGATGCTCTTCGTATAGTTGTGAGTAAACAGAGCTATGTTTTGCTAGCCACCGCGTTTGCTCTCCACCTGTTGGGCTGACGTTTGCGAGTGCGTCTATAAACGCTCTAGACTTTACATATTCTTCAACAAATCTGGTAATTGATTCATTATCTTGAAGTTGTGGGAGAGACTCTATAAACATCATTGCTTGAGCGTAATTCTCTTCGTTATTAGATGCAATTAACTTAATAATTTTATCTTCATAAGAACCATAAGATTCATTTAAAGAATCCAATTCTTCGCGAATAAGCTTTTTAAGTTTTTGTGTTGTTAGTTTCATTTGGTCTCCATCCTGTTTTATTAGTCCATCAATTGAACTTCTACCACTTGATAAGTAGACATAGGATTTTCGTTAGTATCATTTAGTTCTTCGGCTCTCATTTCTGCGTCTTCTCTTGATTTATATGCAGATCCTTCAAGAGAATAATCATCAATTGCGTTTTCCACAATTACATAAACCATTTGCCCTGAGGCTTCTTCTAATCCTTCGAGTTCTTCTTTAATGAGTTTTTTGAGCCTTTGGGTTGTTAGTTTCATTTGGTCTCCATCCTTTTTTCCAACGTTCTTCACGTCCTTCTACATATTGGATATAACATTTTTCACAACAATCAAATTTTGACATATAAACATCATCATTTGATTTAAATGAATAAACATTACATACAGGACAAGAACGTTTAGAATTCTTCGTAATTAGTTTGTTTGGGATAAAAACTCCGTTTATTTCTTGTTCTTCGTTCATTCCGGATTCTTCGTATTTATAGAATCCTTTTAAATCTTCAAGGT